CAGCTACGACCTTCCACAGTATATACAATAACGTAACCCTCCCTAGGCACCTTACGGCCACAGCCGGTCTGGTTAATGCAGTCCTAATAGGGGGGAGGTTTCCCCTAGGAGTTTCCTGCATGCGGCCCAGTTTCAGACTTTGCGAATACTCAGCTAAAGAAAGAAACCGGACTCCCCCCTGGCGGGCCCGACCTCGAATATCTCACGAGGTTTCACGGCGAACCAGAGGGTGTGGGTGAAGCGATGGGTCACGCAACGATCTTAACAGCTCCATCACCTTGGGGCTGTAGTTCGGGTCAACAGGCGGAGTGGCTACGTCAGCACCGTAGACAATCCGCGAGGACTCAATCATGTCCCCATACTCGGGGTAAACTTCGAAGGCCGGGTCAACAATGAAAGCGCCCGTCGTGCACCGATCCAACGCTTGTTCGATGCGCAACTGTGCGTCCACGTCCATGCCGGGCACTTCTGGCCCTCGGCCCGTTGCTACAGGGCCACGAAGGCTTTCATTGACGACTAAATTACACATCTTGTCGAAATTGTCCAAAGGGGGCTCTACCCAGCCCCGACCATAATACCTTTCCGACCCCTTGAACTTAACCGCTCCTAATGTCAGCCTACCTATAAGGCGGACCAACGCGACTAGAACAGGGTGACCAGGGGAAAGGCAATGCGCGGACCAACCGGCACACCTGAGCAGAAAACGCCTGCGAGAAGCTTTAAGGGAAGGACCCCTAAGCCACATGCAGGAACGCATAACCCTCAGAATGTTCACGACCGGCCCGGAAATGGTCGGGGGATTAGGGTACCACTTCCGCAGAAAATCTGCCTGATTCCCGGCGGTTGAAGTCCCTACAAGGAAGCCCCACTTCGACACTGATTCCGCTTTGATGAGCGATTCGGGCGCCAACCCGTCATCCCCCTCCATCACGTCCCCGGTTCCAGGCTCACATCCAGGAGCAAAGATCCGGTTCCACGAAGCTTCGTAACTAAGCCCTGTCTCGACGTAGCTAAGAAACACCACCATCATATTAGCGGTCCAGTTGCCAAAGGAAGTCCAGTAATCACCACTACACCGCCGTGTGTGGATCAAAGAAAGGTTTTCGACCTTAACTTTCAGTTTTTGCTCCGTGAGGGTTACCTCCTCATAGAGCTCGGCTGTACTGTTCTCCCCGTGGTACTTGAGCGCGGCCACGATGAACATTCTCTCTAATGCTCGACCCTCGGTGTTAAGGCTCGCTTCAAAAGAAGAATAATCTGTAACTCTTTTATGCCGGTCCATGACATTCCAGAGCATCCAGGATACTTCCTCTGTCGTCTTGTGCTTGACGTGCGAGCCGGAAAACTCCGGGACTCTGTGGAAATTATCAGCTACGTCTGCGGTTGCTGCTAATTCAAGGGCTTGAAAAGAAGACATGGGACAAATTAACCTAGGTCGGGCTTGTCCTCTCGCAAAGTTGGATTCATCCTTAGGAAAGGCGCTTCTCCGGTCGGCGGCCTGCTTCGCTTTTGCAGTCCGTGTTTCCATCATTAAGCGCCATTCAGCTATGGTTTTAGTCCTAACACTCTGCGGCTTGCCTGCCGCCACTCTC